AAGGCGGCATCAACTCTTTGATCTTCCATTCTCAATCTTATATTTGCTTCAGGGTTGCCCATAGCCCTGTCGTAAAGATTATGGAGCCTACCTTGGATTGGCCCAGATATAGTGTCCCCTGCTGCCGTAAGATCAGTGATAAGACTATCAATCGTATCAATACGCATGCTTCTAGTAACGAAGGCATCTCCCTTTTCAATAGCGTCTTTCATGGTGGCAGAATTGGCTCTTTTATTAACCATTTTCTGAATCTTGCGATTCTCTTCAGCGTCATAGGCTTTCTGGTCAGCTTCATACTGCTGCATTTCCATTGCCCTATTTTCATCTTTAATAGCACCGTAAACATTTGTACCAGCGCCGATTGAAGCGAGAGCGCCTTTGTCAGAAGCACCTGTGATAGCACCACCTACTCGCATGAGCATTTCTGATAGTTCAATCTTTTGTCTAGGCACAGAAAGTGCTGCGGCATCTCTCTTGTTACCCGTGGTCGTACCAGAGCGGTCAACGCTGGCAGCTTCACCAACCTTGGCTAAAATTCCGTCTTTTCTACTGTTCGTGGTTTTACTACCTGAGTTTTCTCCGGAGAGAACACCTAAACTATCTTCGTGAGTTGCTCCATCCATCTCAGTACCATCTGGCATCGTATGGGTTTGCGGAGTTCCATTAGGAAGCAGATGCTCATAAGGAGCCTCGCCCAACTCCTCAAGCGCACCAGTATTCATGTTTCTTTCGGGTAATTGATTGGCATCTAGGGCGTATTGGGTTAAAGCGCCATTACCAGTCTGTGCATTAAGCCTGTTTGAAATATCCTGTGACATAGGAGGGTTAATAGGCGCATCTGGTAAGTCAGTTTGGTCAAGTCTCGCCTTCACGGGGTCAAACAAATCGGTTTCACCTTCGATTCCTAAAGCGCCTCTACCAAGGTTTACCGCGCCTTCCAAGCCCCCAACTAAATTACGAGTTCTACTTAGCGCCCCCAAAGACGGATTGTCCTGTAAATACTGCACACCATCGCGTAACCCTTCACCAACACCGTATGCAGTTGGAGCGCCATTTTCTCGCCTGTCTTTTGCTACGCCACTGGCATAGTTAAGTACGGGGGCAGCCATACGCGAGTACCTATCCTGACCAACTTGGAATTGTGCATCTCTGAGTCTTTGATTTTCTATTTCTTGCTGCTCTTTCTGCTCTTGCTGCAATCTAAGCTGTTGTTCTTTGGGAGACATCCTTGAGGATAGTGGTGCGCCATAGTTGACAGCGTCACCCATCACTTTATTTAAATAAGCCATAATTTAATTCCCTTATCCATTCTTATACTTAGCGTAGTCTAAACCCAGACTCGCACCTTGCATCGCACCACCAAATGCCGCTGCCGTAGGACTGGCCGATTGCAGAACAGGATTCTGTGGTGACTGGTACTGTGCTTGACCCAAGATACCTTGCTGATACTTGATGTTTTGGTTAAGACCATAGTCTCTTGAATCTTCAAACCTGAAGCGGTTGTCGTTATAGCGATCCTGCTCAAAGCCTTGAAGATTACCCCCAGCGCCAGTCATAAAGTCACCCATCGTACCCATTGAGTTTATACCTTGGCTATATGCATTAGAGACACCCTTGTTAGCCATAACACTATCTCTAAACTGCTGGTTCTGTTGTCCTAAAGACTGATTCATTAGCTGCTGGTTGATGTTTGAAGTGACATCGGCTTTACGGTCATTGTAACCACGGTTAGCTACTGCATCAGCTACACCAGCGCGAGAGGAGTTCATGTTTCCTGTGCCGCTGGCGTCTTGATTAATGCCTGTCAGGGTATTCTCTTGGAGATTACGAGTGTCATCGCGCATAGCGGAATCGACCAATCCACTGGAGTTATTCATCGCATAATCCTGGGCAATACCCATACGGTCATCCTGAGATGACGCATATATGTCATTAGCGTTTTGGCCGAATCCTTGACCGCTTTGGGTAAGGTTATAAGCACCTTCTGCCCCCATAGCGCCCATGTTACCGATGTAGTTATTACCTTGGAGTTGCATGTCATTAGGGCCAGCGTAAGTCTTACCCGTGTAAGCCCCTGCGGATAAAGAATCATTAAGGTTGGCCTCTGCTGAGTCGTAGTTACGCTCGATGTAGGGCTTAGAGAACCTAAATGCTTCTGCTTGCATTTCTGCGGCTTCCTTTTGAGCGCGGGCTGCTGACTTACCTGCGGCATGGGACGCTATTCCACCTACGATTGAACTACCAATTACTGCTGCTGCTACAAAACTCATTATGTGTTCTCCAAAAAAAGTTTAAGGTCAGGTTCATCAAGCCCCATAGATGTATAAGACGGGGCGATTACCTCTTCCTCCATTTGTTCTAATTTGTCTTCACCCAAGTGTTGAGTGATATGTACATTGGTGAGAATAGAATCCTCTAGTGCATGGAAAGCCCGTTTTGCGCCAATGGGGGTTACCCATGTATGAGGTGCTTTCATGTGTACTTTTCCAGTAGACGATACAACCATTAGTTCCCCTTTTAGAAGGAAGGTCATGTGTGAATGTCTATGGATTTTACCGACAAAGGTCATCCCTTTTGGGACGGTTAGTTCTCTTGTGTAAATACCACAACCGTACTCCGGTATTGCGTCTGTGTAGAAGTGACGCAGAGAAGTTTGATCTATGGCACACTCAGAATCACCTGAAGCTATCGATTCGTTTATAGTGTTCTCTAGGTGAGTTACTGAGGATTTTAAGGAGTCGGCTACACTAAGATCAGACATAGTGTGACTCCTTTATGTTGGGGGTGTAGGCCAGTCTATATCGGCCATCGATGCACAATCAGAGTTGTTAGCAGGTACATTGCGAAGGGCTTGTCGGTAGGTAGCCCAAGCTGATTGAACGCCTACGTTAAAGCGTACATCTTGCATTTGAGTCCAGTCTGAATCAGCCAACATACCATCCCTGAGAGTACGCATTTCTATGTCTACTTTTACTTTGTTTTGAGCAGCTATCACGGAATCGTCTTTAGAGACAGCAGCACCATCGACAATCTCATAGAGTTGAGAATTGTAGTGACCAAGGACGTAAGGGGCGTTTAAGTCGGCATCGGCTTGAAGACCACTTTGATGGCTTGTGATTAATCCTGTACTTTGTTCATAGCAGCTATAATTGATTATGCTCATTTAAACCTTCTTAAAACAACAAATTGTGCCCTTTGCGAGGGGTTAGTTGTATTAGCTAAATTAGTGTAGCCTACTGTGATTACTTTGTTACCAGAAGAAACTTCTTTAGAACCAAGGAGCAAATGGGTGCCTAAGGCCGGAGTACCTGTAGCGTTTAAAGAATCTTGCAGAGTACCATCAATAGTCAAGCTTAAAGATACTGTTGGAGATGACCCACTCCCAAAGACACCAGCTTTACAAATAACGGTAACCGTGCCTGCTGATGCCATACTGACAGTAGTAGAAAAAGTCTTATTTGATAACCCTGTCTGTAAGGCATGTTGGGCAAAACTAGACACTGATACAGCATTGTCTGAAATCTTACCAGTACCGATACTGAGGTTACCAATGTGGGCAGTACCCATCGTGACGATACCGCCTACTATGGAGAAGACCTGAGTACCTGCCTCACCAGCAGAATCTGATGGGTCAATAATGGTGAACTTATCTGCCAATATTTTAAACGTACCTGTCGTGCCATTGTTGTTCTGAGAGAAACCTGTGACATAGCCATTGGAATTTAAAGTGACACCATACTTAGATAGAAGATTATTGTCGGCTGCGATTCTTGCCTCAGCTTCTACAGACACTGAACCAGATACATCACCCACAGTGACAGCCAAGTCGGAAGTTGTGGAGGCTAACGCACTATCGGCATTGGCTCTAGCGAGTGCTTCATTAGATACCAAAGCAGCATTGGCACTGTCACCACTGCCCACTGTGCTAGACAAGTTGGAAACTAAAGTCGCGAGAGCAGAGTCAGCAGTAGTTCTTGTATTAGCTTCCTGGCTAATCGCTGCGGTGTTCGCGCCAGTAGTATTGTTGATACTGATGATGTTCTGCTTTATCTCTTTGACACCTACGTCTAAAACATTAGTCTGCTGGGTGTTGGTGTCAAAAGAGTTCTCAAGACGCTGTAGTTCATTATCTAAGTAAACCCCAAGATCATAATTATCGTTCTTAGTACCTGTTACTTTCTCTACAGCAGTAGTATGGTTTTCTTTAGTTAACTCTTGACTCTTGTGATAACGAATATTGGGTTTACGTAACATAGGTCGGGGGTGACGCTTGTAGCCAAGGATGGGTAGGTCTGCCATAGTTACCTCCTTCCAGTTGTTGATACATCCAAATCGAAACCAATGAAACTAAAGTCTTTGTCATCGCTTACAGTCATTTTGTAACTCAAGTATCTACCTGCGACTCTGGTGTCTATCTTGTAGTCGGCAGAGCCATCGAAGGTAATACTTGGGTCGTACACGGTAGCATCACCCAATAAATTAGAAGCACCAAAGTTAAACGTAAACTGCTTATTGGGGTTTCTAGTGTCTACCTGCGGGAGTATCTTCGTGATGACTTTGTAGCCATTTAAAGAAGAAATCTCGTCTAGGTCGATGCCTTGTCTTTCCAAGAACGGACTTTTGTTAGCCTCCGAATCTAGTGGGAAAGCAAGACTACCAGCGTCACTTAAATCTAAGCCGTATAGCTTGGCTGAAGTGATACCATCTACGCTGTTAGTCTCACCCACAAATAGGGAGTGCAGGTCATAACCTGCTTCTTGGGTATAGTAAGTGCCACCTGTAGTCGAGTAGACCGCAGTGCTGTTAGCATAGCTTGTGGAAGAACTTACAGTACCCATGGTGCTACCGGATACATTCGGCATATCCATGAATGACCAAGTTTGTTTCTTATAGTTGAACACTGCTGCTCTATTACACCTTTCACCATTAGTGTACTCAGCCATGTCATCACCAGAGACATAGCAAAACATTACTTCGTCTAACTCTGGGTTGTGATGGGCAAAGCATCTGTCAGTCTTAGCCGTGTTTAGGCCACCAAAGATGTACGCCTTTACTCTCTCATCACAAATTGACTGTCGTGTGTGGGTGTCATGTACATAGATATCATCGTGGTCAAAGACGTAGTGTGTGCCTTCGACTTCTAGGATGCAGTTCTGGTTGATTACCCCACATTCACTGTAGAGTTTTCTGAAGTTATGGATGAACGTGCCACCCACAAATTCCATTAGCCAGACTTGGTCTTTAGAGTAAATAATAAAGTTAGTACCCAAGGTAGCCCCATCAACGATACCCGACTGCATCTGCACTAGGTCATTAAACCCAGCAGACTTAGTATTATCTGATGCGTCCCAAGAGTCAGGGACTGAATTAGCCGCAGCTAAGTTGGAGAAGCGTACTCTAGAGGGAAAGCCCACACCATTCTCCGTGATGTTTAGGGCTAGAAGAAAGTCACCATAGCTACGGACGGACTCAGCCCGCCATGTGGAGTCCCAGTTAGGTAGTACAGCAAAGTTACTACCACTATTAAGCATATAGGCAGGGACTTTATCTGATCGGTTTATGTAGGCTATGTCTGCTAGGTTCGTACCAGTTAAGGGAGTACCACTTGAAGAAGTTGTCGAAAGACTACCTTGGGCAGATGCCACATTGCCATTCTGGTATGCCTTAAACTGGTAGGTGTCTGAGACCATGATTATGGACGCAAAGCCACCCCCGTACTCCCCTTGGATACCATAGGTAAATCTAGGGTTGAAACCAAGGGAATCTTTAATCTTACGGAACACTGGTGAACGAGCCACCCTGCCCTCATCAAACCTTACGTTCTTAGCCCTAGAGTAACCATTTAGCGGGAGTGACGCTGGGCGTATGTCTGTGATTACACCTACATCACCAACATCTCTAATCTGGGGCAATTTCGCCATGGGGGGTATATCCTCTATTACTCTCATTACCCGGAACAGGTTCGGGAGATGACAGGTCAAGTTCTGCTGGATGATAGACTTCTATGTGGCTATCGCAATTGTCACAGTGCAGAAAAGTGATAACACTGTAGAGATAATCTTGCTCTTCTAACTCTAAGTCTTGATCCCCTTCCCACCTTAGTCCTGAGTCACATATATAGCAGCGCATTACGCGGTACGCTTCCACATGTGGACTACAACATACGGCTGTAGTATTGGGTGTGCAGTGCCACCACCAGTTGAACTAGTGTCCGTAGAATCAAAGCTGCTTGTGCCATCTTCTGCACCATCAGAGCCGTCACCCCGCGTATTCTCAATAGAGATACTGTGTGTGTGCGCGGGCATCTCAGCTATGGTCAATGTGTGAGTATTAGAGCCGCCTGTCTTTTCTACAGTGTCAAACTCTGTCTGAGAGTTGTCGTAGCCCACCATTACTCTTCCAGTACCAAATACTACCCAAGTACCACCAAAGTGAGTCGCAGGGCTAGTGGCTACCACAGACGTATAGACGCTACCCACAGGGTATACAAGCAGTAGAGTAGCCGCTGTTGCCGATGCTACCC